CTCTATATAGCCAGAGTTACCCGGCTAATGTAGTGAGAACACAAGTTCAAGAGAACTTGGCTCTACCCGTACGGTATCCTTCGACCTCGCCCCTAAGGGAGAAGCCGCGGGATGAAGCACCGTATAGGGCTCCAGCTAGTAATGGCCCGGGCAGGAAACACCCGTTTCCGTGGATTTTGACCTTCACAGGTCGCCACACACGGAAGTATCTGACAGAGGAACGTACTACATAGTTCCACCTGGTTTCATCCTGCGTGTTAATGCAGGTGTCGCCCAGTTCAGATGGTCCATAAAACGTACGGATAGGGTGTGGGAGCTCATCAATACAAGCTCTTTTCACCGCTTTCAAGGACACTTGGGAACCGAGGGCAGCAAGCCGCTCCTCGACTCTAGTTAATCCATTTACGAAAGCAATCCAAGTTGCGGGGTCAAAGGGTTCCTCTTTGACATAGTGCGCTCTTACGTCATAACCGTCGTAAAAGTCACCCCCACAACTCTCTCTAAAGGACCCAGTGGTAAAGGTCTTGCTCTGGTTAGGCGTAAAGCCAAAGTACCGTAGAGCAGAGAGTACGTCCGACGCAATCTCAGTGGGACAGATAATATCATCTCCGTAAACGCCAAAATCCATCGGCGTGAGAGTGATACCTTTGTTTCGGGCGCAAGCCCTGACAATGGCGGCGAACACGAGTGTTTCAAGCTCGAATGTAAAGCCGTTACCCATCGATGAGAATTTCTGCAAGTGACGCCATTTGCCTTCAACGTGAGTCGAGGGCGAGCGTAATGTGGACAGTAATTCGTACCACAAGTCGGGCAAGAACAGCCTGACTATCAGCTTGCAGACAGTGTCGCTAGCATTGGATAAATCAATCGTGCAAAGATGGCCCTTGCGAGAGGCTTCACGAGCTAACCAGCTGTGAAGGGTCTGACCCTTACGTAGGTCCAACCACCATTTGCGTTGAAGCACAGCCTTGATTCGAGCACCCAGCGCGAGCTGGTATGCAACATTCAAAGAAGGCTCAATCGCGATACCCCTGTTAGTTTTAGCATTCTTGCTAACAGAAGTAAACCGGTTCCCTTTTACGAGTTTCGGCTGCGAACGATTGTCATGACTTTCAATCAACCCCCGACACCATGCGGTGTCACGCCATATAGACATTAAGGAGGTGACCAAAGAGGTCATAGTAGGGCGGGAAGACATCTTGTGAATGGCTGAAACTTTGCCACCACGATCGCCAAAGGTGGCGCCAGGTCCATGTCGGATGTCGAGCACGTCAGGCAGCTCCCCAAGGAGGGCTGTCACATCTTTACGAATATCGGCAATGATGCCGAAGATCGCTTCGTCGTTGGGGTCCAGTGGATCGGACTCGTTATGGACAAAGTGTGAAAGGCGTGCGTTAGTCTGACAACACTGCATCTCTGCAGCATTGAAGGAGTTAAGCGCCGCTAATTCGAGATCGAAGCTTGTGGGCAAGCCCACGCACTTCCGCAAAAGCGAAGTT